TGATAAGATCGAAAGACTACATTCCTATACAGTAGAATTTACAATGGGCGCAGGAAGTGGTACTTATGTTGTTGATGAAGAAGTATATCAAGGAACATATGCAACTACCGAATATAAAGCCGAGGTCGCTCAATGGAATGCTGGAACTAAGGTACTGAGACTTATGAATATGACCAAGAATTTTGATGGCACTCAAAATATTGTAGGTAAAGATTCTGGAGCGTCTTATGCAATAACATCTTTTGATATGCAGAAAAGTGCTAGTGATACTCAAGCATCTAATCAATTAATAGAACAAGAAGCCGATGCAATTATTGATTTCACAGAAGGTAATCCATTTGGGAGCTTGTAATTAAATGCTTGGAACAACTTATTATCACGAAACCATTAGAAAATATGTTGCTGTATTCGGAACGTTATTTAATGATATTAATGTAATACGAAAAGATGCAGATGATACCATAAAAGAACAAATAAAAGTTCCTATTGCGTATTCTCCAAGAGATAGATGGATTCTTAGATTAAGGAGAGCTCGCGGAATTAGTGGAACAGATGAAGCTGTTGCAATGACATTACCAAGAATGGGTTTTGATCTTACAGGTATTACTTATGATGGTACTAGAAAATTGAATACAATGGGTCAAGTTTTTGCCGCAAATACTGCCGCATCTTCTTCTACATTGTTAAAACAATTTAATCCCGTTCCTTACAATTTTGATTTCAGTTTATATTCAATGGTTAGTAATGCAGAAGATGGTGCACAAATCTTTGAACAAATCGTTCCCTTCTTTACTCCAGAATTTACAGTTAGTGTGAATTTAGTTCCAGCAATGAATATTAAACCCGATATAAGTATGATATTAAATGGTGTTCAAATTGAAGATAGTTATGAGGGGGATTTTCAAGTTACTAGAGAAATTATTTGGACATTAACTTTTACTATGAAAGGATATATTTATCCAGATGTTAAGAGTGGTTCAGTCACCAAATCTGTGATAGTGAATCTCAGAACACCGGCACAAGAAGCAGAAGAACCAGAACATATTATTTTAGAAGATAGTACATCTTTTACAACAAATTTTCTATTATTAGACGCTGATGCAGGATCACCAACCGCAACGGGTAATATGAAATTCATAACAGAAACTAGTTCGACAGGAACAGGCGCAGCAGGGATAAAAACTAGACTTACAGTTACTCCGGGTCCCGGCGATGTTACTGCTAATGATGATTTTGGTTACACAGAATCTTTTGAATATTTTAATGATAATATTGATACTAATTTGACAACCGGATTGGATGTAACTCTTTAGTATGTGGGTTCGGTGGTTCTTAATCTGTTGTTTTATTTGCGTTGGAACAGTATGTGTTGCGTGGGAGCTTGTTGCGCAAAGCCCAAGTGAAATACAACCAGATCATCAAGAAATAATACACAATAGATATCAACCCCATAAGTTAAACAAAGAAACTTATAAAACTGAAGATGTTTTATTATTGTTTAAATCTTGTTATGAAACCATTTATTTTTTAGGTAATACAAAATATAAACGAAGTAAAAGAGAATTACAAGAGGAAGAAGTATCTAAACAATGTTTTTGTATATGTGATAAAATTAGATCTATATATAAACCCGAAGAGTTTTTAGATAGACCTCCTATAGAAATACATAATATTATTAAACCATTGACTGCTGAATGTAATCTTGAATTTGTACATAATGAGGAAAAATGACACAAGATACACGTATAGACGAAATATTAGAAATTACAAGTTTAGTACCTACTGCTGAACTTAAACCTGAACCGCCTGCCAGAATCATACCTAAATCTGGTAAGGATGATGACATTGATTATAATTATGCCCGTGAGAATTACTACAATTTAATTGAACGAAATCAAGATGCAATAGAGGAGATGTTGGAGATTGCTAAACAATCTGAACATCCACGTGCTTTTGAAGTAGTTGGTCAATTAATCAAATCCGGCTTGGATGCCAATAAAGAGTTAATGGGTCTACATAAAACCAAAAAAGAACTAAGTATAGAAAAGGGTGGACACACTACTACTGTCAATAACGCAGTATTTGTGGGATCTACAGCTGAATTACAAAAGTTACTGAAGGGGAAACGTGGCGAGTGAAACATATCTCGGCAATCCAAATTTAAAAAACGTAGGACAAAATGTAGAGTGGACAGAAGAAACACTTCAAGAATATGTGAAGTGTAAAGATGATCCTCTTCACTTTGTAGAGAACTATGTTAAAATTATTCATGTGGATCAAGGACTCGTACCATTTGAAATGTACCCCTATCAAAGAGAAATGATTCATAAGTTCAATGATAATCGTTTTGTAATATGTAAAATGCCACGACAAACAGGAAAGTCAACCACAATAATAGCTTTTCTTCTTCATTATTTACTATTCAACGAAAGTGTCAATATCGCAATGTTGGCAAACAAAGGAGCAACCGCAAGAGAACTTCTTTCAAGACTACAACTTGCTTACGAACATTTACCTAAGTGGTTACAACAAGGAGTACTTGTATGGAACAAAGGTAATATTGAAGTTGAGAATGGTAGTAAAGTGGTAGCAGCGGCTACTTCTTCTAGTGCAGTTCGTGGTAGTTCCTTTAATATTATTTTCCTAGATGAGTTTGCTCACGTTCCTCAAAACATAGCAGAATCATTTTTCACTTCAGTTTATCCTACTATTTCCTCAGGCGAATCTACGAAAGTATTAATCGTTTCAACTCCACTTGGATTGAATATGTTCTATAAGATGTGGATAGAAGCGGAAGAAGGAAGAAGTGATTATGTTCCTATTGAAGTTCATTGGTCGGAGATGCCTGGCAGAGATGGTAAATGGAAAGAAGAAACGATACGTAATACCTCTGAAGTACAATTTACTCAAGAGTTTGAATGTGAATTTGTGGGATCAACTTACACATTAATTGCTCCATCGAAACTTAGAACAATGGTCTTTAAGAGTCCCGTTCACTCTGCTAATAACTTAGATGTATATGAACAACCAAAGAAAAATCGTACATACGCATTAGTGGCCGATACGGCACAAGGAAAAGGTGTGGACTATTCTGCTTTTTCAGTATTTGATGTTTCTGAAATGCCGTACAAACAAGTTGCAGTTTATAGAGACAATCAAATTTCACCTATGTTATATCCAAATGTAATTTATAATGTGGGAAATAAGTATAATAATGCTCATGTTCTAGTTGAAGTAAATGATATTGGATCTCAAGTTGCTGATACTTTACACTACGATTTAGAGTATGAGAATATCATGATCATTACTATGAGAGGTAGAGCAGGTCAACAGATCGGTGGAGGATTTGCGAAGAACATTCAATTAGGATTAAGAACAAGTAAACAGATCAAGAGAATTGGATGTGCGGCATTAAAAGATCTAATAGAACAGGATCAATTAATTGTTCCAGACTTTAATACAATTAAAGAACTTACAACCTTTGCCCTACAGAATAACACATATCAGGCAGAGGATGGATCTCACGATGATATTGCAATGACCTTAGTGATATTTGGGTGGTTAGTACAACAAAGATATTTTAAAGAGTTGACAAATATGGATATTAGAAAAAAAATGTGGGAAGAACAAATGGAAACTTTAGAGCAAGATATGTTGCCATTTGGAATTATAGATGATGGTCAAGAAGAAGAAACCTTTAAAGATGATAAAGGCACAGTATGGACGGTGGATGATGATGAAGCTAGGAGGCTATATTACTAAATGGATCTATTTTTCCAAAATCAACTTCAGTAGGTGGATTATTAATTTCGTTTATTAACTCTTCAATTTTACTAACTAAATCAGGACGTTCTTTCTTTAATCTTACTAAGAAATTAATAGACCCAGATTCTAATTGAGCAGGATTAACAGAAATTCTTTTACCTAATCTTCTTTTGTCTGATAATTCAAGATGTTCGGGATTTACACAAGAAGGATTAAAACAAGTTTGAGTTACTACTTCATGGTCTGCTACTTCACCTTTATACATCATAAAGGAATATCTACTAGCAGGTATAGTTTTTCCCATAACAGAAAACATACCATGACCTGTTTTATTTTTTGAAGCAAGCCAGATATGACATTTAGTATGTGTTTCTGATAGATCAACCTTTTTAAGAAATCGGTCTTTTATTTTTTTGGTATTAAGTAATGAGAGCTTATCCATCTAAATCCTTGAATTATTTATGAGAACTCTTAATATTTATGGTTTTAGAGAACTACAAAATAATAAATAACAGTACAATGGTAAAAATACCCTTAAGAAACCAATCTTTCAACTCATTATAGGAGAGATAAGATGCCTTTTACAATTAGTCCGGGCGTTGTAACCAAAGAAATAGATTTAACGACTGTCGTTCCTGAAATTTCTATGACAGAGGGAGCAATCGCCGGTCCTTTTAGGTGGGGACCTTCATATTGGGCAACAACAGTATCAAATGAATCAGAATTGTCGGGTACGTTTGGTAAACCAGACGCTGCTACGTATAAAACATTTTTCACTGCAGCAAGTTATCTCGCATATTCGGGAAATCTTAAAGTAGTCCGTACACCTAATACCTCAGATGCAAAAAATGCTACAATGGATGCAGCAAATACTGTTTACATTGCAAATGACGAAGCTTATGAAAATACTTATGATCCAGATATGGGTGGAACACAGTCTGATGACTTTGGTCCGTTTGTAGCAAAATATGTTGGTGATCTTGGAAATAGTTTAAGAGTTTCCATGTGTGCCGCAACTAAAGCAAACACAAATAGTGATGGAACACTTAATAGTAATACAGATACCGCTCTAACAGGAACAGCTGCTTGGACACAATCAAGTGGTGCACTTGCCGGTTCAGGTACAGCATTTACTACAGAGTTAAGTGTAGGAGATATTATTACATTAGGTACTAAGAAGTTAGTAATACAAACAATTACAAATGCAACAACAGTAGTTGCAAAGAGTGCATATGGATCAGATCTTGGTTCAGGAGCAATGGTTCGACATAAGAGATCAGGATTCGGTGAACCCGCCTCTCAAATGGTTGGAACAATAGCCGCAAGTGCTAATGGTGTTACTTGTACAGGAACTAGCACATTTTTTGATCTTCAAGTAAATGTGGGAGATTTAATTAAACTTGTAGGAACTAATGAAGAACGAAAAGTTTCTTCAATTACAAGTAATACTGTATTAACAGT